CTTTTGCCGCCGCGGCATCGCCAACTGAAACTACACTGTGCACGCTGTACGCTGGTGCTGTGCCTGGTGTTGCGGCAATGTGTGCGAATAATGTTGCAAACTTACGGCCTACGGCCAGAGCTTGGCTGCCATATGTGATTTGTAGCGGTACGCTAGGCGTAAGCCGCTGTCCAATTGTATCAATAACCTGTGCCATTAGAAACCTCCATTAAAGATTAACATTAAAACTATCATTCACAATCACCTGCGTGTCACCACTAGAATCATTGCCATCATACTCGCCACCTATTCTCGTAAGCGGATACGCCCCTGCGGTGAATGGCTGCGCCTTAGTGCGACCCATAAATTCCAATGCCCTATACCAAGATCTTAAGTCTATTCTATATTGAACATCAACAATTGTAACAGGTACAAGCTCGTCCTCGACCAAACCCTCAACATTTGGGGACCAAGTCATAGTCTTGCCATACTCGTTAAGTCCGTAAACCTTCTCTGGTCGCTGTATGTGGTACAGCTCGTCCAACATAGTGGCGACATAGTCAGATGAAAAGAAGTTCTGCACCACACCCTTAAACGCCCCAGGCACACGCGCCAGATCCTCTCTGCGAAAGTTCGGTGGCCAGAAAACCTGTAGCTGCACCGTGCCACGGAGGTATGCTTGATCAGAGTCCTTAGACTCCGTGGCGGACTCGAACACGTTAATCGCTGGGAGTTGGCGCACGGACCAGTCCATGCGTTGGTAGTCGGCCCATCGTTGTTGGTTAGAGGTTTTATTGCCAGCGGCATCGCTAGTGTAGGGACCAAATAGCGCAACCATGGCCGGTACGACAGACAGGCGCAACAGTGTTTTTGCGACTATATCCTCGCCAGGCGAGGTGAGGAATAGATCGTCAATTGTACCTTGTTTAATCTGCTGTCCATTTATTGCCTTTGGGTTCATCTAATACCCCTTGTAATGTACCGAGTGAAGACATCTACGGCCTTCTGAAATATGAAATCATTCAAAACAGATTTCCACTCGTCACGAAGCACCATGAACTCTCGTTTTGGAAGGTTCTTCTTAGGGTTCCCCTCATTGTGTGCGGCTGCATACGATAGGTTGGTTCCCCAAACCAGGTTTGTTCCATTAACGTGGTATATATTTGAGCCCTGGGACTTTTTATTGCTTCCGCTGAATCCTGGCACGGTGGAGGTTTTTTTTAACAGACCAGTTTTCTGAAGTATCTTTCTGTGCGGTAGTATTTTGTTCTTATCCGACATCGCACGTTTTGCGTTTCGCGGGTGGCGCGACACAATCTCGTGCGCCAATAGCTGGGCATCTATTACTCTGTTCATCTTTGCCCGCTGTGCGGTATTTAGAGACTTGTGGTTCCTGACATGAACTGTTTTTAAAAAGCGCCTTCTGATTTTGTTGATAACATGCTTTTTTACTGTAGCCCGAAGTGTAACGGCCTTTAGCGGCGCCCATCCTGGACCCTCCCGTTCGAAGTTGTCCGCGATAGCCTGGCTAATAATTGCAGCTACTCCCTTCATACTGGGTATTTTGCTAAGCTCCGCCCTTAGGCCAGGATCATCGAACCGTTTAATCATTTCTTTAATACCGTCTAGCTTTACAGTTAGCATTACCAGCCCGCGCCAGTTGGCATACGTCTGGACACATAGCTCCTAGACGGGTCGTTCGTCTGGTCGGCAGCGTAGCTAGATGCATCGGCACCAGAGTCGGTGTTTATCATCATTCCTTTAAACCCATCATCAGCCATGGCATTGGTTCGTGCCAGCTGCAGATCCTCCAGCGGAGGGGAAAACCTAAAGCGATCACGCTTTGCTCCCTCTCCCTCTTTATCTCGCCCCAGTAGGCGATCTATTTCCATATCGTAGTCAGCCTTAGATGCTGTAGTATAGCCATCTGAATTGATGTGGCTACCGCGTCCAAAGTCAGTAGATAGCACTAGGTGCACGGCACGCTTGTCCACGACCTTTCGCAGCGCGCGTTGCGTGGAGTCTGGAAGGTCCTCGTATGCACCGGTGCGAATGGACTTAAAAGGTATAGCATACCGGCTGCGGAGGTCCTGCTCCACGTCCGTCTCGGCATCTCGGATAACTTGCGCAAGCAACACGTCTGGAAGCTCGCCATCTTGAATTATTTCTGGGTCTGATTGGAATTGTACTTTGTTGACAAGCCTAACCTTGACTGAGTCGAAGCTGGTATACAGTAGCTTGTCGGCCATACAATGTCCTTACTCTGGAGATTGTGTCGCCTTTTGACGAGACTCCAGTCTTGTTTTTCTAGTTTCAGCATTCTTCTTCGTCTCCACCGCGCCAGCCTCTTGAAGAAACTTCTTGTACTCTGGGTCTTCCGGAGTCTTTACAACGTTGCGAACACCTAGCTCCATCATATCAGCTACGGTCAATGATTCTACTGGGATCTTAACAAGTCCAGCTTCCTCTTCCTTACTGTACAGAATGGCCTTTACAAACAGCTCATCGCGGTCAGCATACTTAACCGGGGTGCAGATTTGCTTAGCAAACTCTTCGTCTAGCTCAACAACCTGTCCGGGCTCCCACGACCCTTGGGCCGAGGAAATATGTTTTAAAAACTTCACTTTTACTTTTGACATTGGTGGCACCCTTTCGTCAAAGAGCTAGGAGCCAGGCGAACGCCCAGCTCCTAGGTTAATTATACACTAGCAGTAAGAACATCCTGATATCGCTTCAGTCGTGGTGCTCCGTAGAATCCACCAATTAAATCGATGTATGGGTTGCCCTTACGGTCTTCAATGTGCTCGTCAACCAATACAAACTTACCGGGGGCAGGGTTGTCAACTGAACCATTAGCCAGGCTAAGGGTCATAACCATGTCTCCGATTTTGTTATTATCTGGAAGCTTACACTCGAAGAAAATCTTGCCATCAGGAATGTGGTACACAGCATCGCTGACACCAATCAACCCATTGGTAGCATTCACTGACTCGGTCTGATACCAGCCACCGTAAACCTCTACCTGTGGGATACCAGGGACTAAGAATCCAAGCACAGCGTTTACATCGTGCATCTTGTAGCTCTCAGCCGCAAAGCGGTATTGAATCAAAGATTGCACCGATGCGTTGTCAAGCAACACGCGCGCGGTGTTTGGGTTCATAATGATCTTAGTGATCTTGTACTTACGGAAAGGTGCGTAGCCGCCTAAGATCCAATACCGTAGGTCTTGCACAGGAGTAGACCCAGGGTTAGCGACGTATGCACCAGAGACTACCTGTCCCCATGCCACTGTCGGAGATACTTGGTTTGCACCAGGTACGCCGAAGTTGATCACTTTCCCGTCATAGGTATAACTACCGCTGAAGATGGCTTGCCATCGCAAGAACTCAATACGAGTCTCAATGCGATTGTTCAACACCAATGCATTCTCGTTCAAATGCTGGCGAATGCCACGCTTAGATAGGTCGTTTAACCCTAGCTCGCGCAAGCGGAGAATATCCCCTTCGTTAAATCGGATAAACTCCTTGTAGGCGCCAGGTGAGAACTGCTGTGTGCGAAACTGCCTACGGCTAGAGGCCTTAGGGTCTGCACCAAGCGTGTGCTCCTGCACCATTCCGCCTCGGGCTTCCAACACATCAACGAAAACGCTGGTGGATGGGATCTCGACTGTTGGTAAGTATTTGACTCCAAGAAATTCGGTTGGATCAACCTCAATTTCTCGGATCACTTCTTGTAACACACGAGTGTGTTCTGCTGCAAAAACTGATGACATTTAAAACCTCCTATTAAAAATCTAAAATTTGAACACCGTTTTCAGTATACGACTTGGCCTTGAGCGCGGTGATTGCACCAGCATCAACACCAATAAGCGCAGCCTGTAACAGCTGACCGCCAGAGATCCAACTGATCTGAGAACCGTTGCCAGAGGCATCGATACCAGCATCTTCCGCCAAAAAACCTACTGGCACTTGTGAGCCATCGGTGCTTGCAGAGTTGTAGGCTTTAAAAAAACCAGCATCACCGCCAGTGGCTGCGAATCCAATGCATAGGCCAGCATATTGGTATGTGTTAACCAGTGATGGTGCAAATCGTCCTGCGTTGAACTTTGTCAAGTCAGGGCGCTTAGCAATGATTGCTTTGAAATTCGACCGGCTATCTTGAGCGATAAACAGTGAATCCTTGTACTCGGGTTGTGTAGACATATTATCTCCTTTAAAAATTCACCGGGTTAAGCTTTAACGCCGGGTTGATTTCCTTCTTCTACTGGTGCGGACTCAATATCGTGACCCTCATCAGTTTCCACCTTCATCAGTTCGTCAACCATACCAGCCATGCGGGCCAGGTTAGTTTTCACATCATCAAGCTCTCCCTCAAGGTGTTCCATAGCCTGTTTGTAGTCCTCAGACTTAACCTCGTCTACACCGCTTAGGTGCTTACCCTGTGTGGCAAAGTGGTTGGCTTCACAGTGCTTCATAAGCTCCTCGTGAGATTTCTTTGCTTCTTCGATGTTGCCAGAAGCCAGGTGGCCTTGCACTTGCGCCAAGTGGTGTTTTAATTGCTCCACATGTTTCTCGTGCTCACCAGCTGCAGCATGGTGCTCCTCTGTGGCCTCGTCAGCCAGCTTGTGCTCAGGCTTAGCCTCAGGCTCTTGTCCGAATGCCATTTCTTTTTCTTCTTCTTCTTCGAACTTGAGCTTAGCTCCCATTCGGCGCAACTCTCCGCGAACCTCTGCCTTTAGTCGGCGTTGCTGCTTCTTCTCTAGGCTGGCGCCAATGGATGCAAAATCAACGGTTGCAGATGAGTCAGAGCTTCCGCGCTGGGCAACCAAAACCTTTGGTTCAAGGGCCTCGTAGCTAGACATAACTATAGCTAGCGCATCTGCGGGAAGGGACGCCAGTTTTTTCACGTCAAGCTTTTTAACCTCTGCAGGTGTAAGCTTTCCGCTAGCCATAAGACGTGTTAACCGACCAGCAACATCGCCCTGTGCCTTTGCTAGTCGCACGTTTTCAGTGGACTTGTTCATTTTGCCAGTCAGCTGTGTGAGCGAGTCCTTCATTGATGACAACTTAGTCATACGCTCTTTGGCTGCGGCTAGAGATTTTTTTGACATATCAATAACTCCTTTAGAGGTTTGTTTGCCCTTTGCAAGTAGCATGGCACCGGGTGCGGCTGGTTCAATGACAGCGCTTATTTCACCCAGCGTATCAGACTCTTCGTCAATTCCAACAGATAAATGATAGACCCGGCCATCTTTGGCTCGCTCTATATTGTCCTTTCCAAGGAATTTTAGATCCGTAACCGCACAGGCCACGCCCTTTCCGACCTTTGGTACGTTCTTGACCTCGTAGCGTAGCTTAGAGGTCATGCGCCCAAGGGCATTGTGCGAGCTACCGTTGTCATGGCTGTCCAACAGCGGAGGAAATGCTCCATCAGGTATTTTATCCCAGCCCCCATACTCAGCGGCCAGCTTGTCAAGCAGTGCGTTTTGATTATCAACAATCCTCCGTATACGTTCAGAGTCGAATGGTTTTGTTTCACCGTCCATTGATTGGTATGTTACACCCTTGCCGTCTGGTCCAGAGTGAACCAGTATGGCCGTGCGCACATAGGCCTCGCCATCTTGTTTTTCTTCCTTACCAATTAATCCGGTAGATTGTCTTAGCTGTTTAAACGCCATCTATCTTCTTCCTGCCACCCAGCCTGGTGGCAGCGGTGGGACTCGTCGTTTACTTGGGTCACGCCTTGGGTCTTTTAATAGTTTATTATTTCCTGGCGTGTTGGCAAGAGGAATTAGTTCGCTGCGGCAGTTGTAGTGCAGTGCTGGTCTGTTTTTCATTAGCGCCTCGGTGCCTGGACGATAGACTAGACCATGCCTAGCTTTGCAAATACTGGTAGTTGAGCTGTCTCCAGTGGCCTGAAATAGGAATCCAATAATGTCCTCGTCTCCGTCGAAGTAGGACACCTGCACTCGGTTGTAGTAGTTTGTGGTTTCTGTTCTAAATATGTTTTCAACCCGGCTTTTTGTTGCTTTCCACGATTTTCGAAGCTCTTTTTTAACATCTTCTGGTGATTTTTCACCATTTTGCAGCTGTGGCCCGATTTGGTTAAACTTTCGATCTAGCTTTTTAAAGTACGTACGCCGGAGCCCAGAAACGATCTTGTGCGCTCTCTTTTGCACAGCAGTCCACTGGCGTTTATCGGCAAAGAACTTAACCAATGAACCCAATTTATTTGGTATACCCCACGGGAGCTTAGCTGCTAACTTTTTCTTGCTGCTCTGCATTGCTTCTGCTTGCATATGCTTCGCAAGCTGTGCCGAGTAGAAGGCGTTTGTAATAATTGATTTATAGTACTTCTCCATTGCCAGGTACAGGTCTGTTTCCGGTGGTTTTGTGTACTTTCCAGTAGCTACATACTCCTCTATTGCGGCATCGCACATATCGAGCATAACCGCCTCCATGTGTGCTATGGAGCGGCCATTCACTCTGTCCTGCATTTGGCTAACATATCGTTGATATTTTTGCTTCCATCTCATATCACCTGCCCTTAATGGCGCCCCGGTAAGCCGGTACAGACTAAGACACTGTGGTGCCACCCCACAGGGCCTCACCGCGATGGCGACCGGGGCATATTATTCAAATCCCTCAATAGGAGGATCATCCTCTATCCCAGATACTGGCACACGCGCTGCCCCTTGTGTGAGGTTCATCTTTTGCCTGACCTGGTCCATATCGCTTTGATCTTCTGGTGTCATATACCCGGACTCGGTTAGCGTCCTGTAAATGTTTGCCAGTTTCTCCATAACATCTGGGTCAAACTCTTCAACAATAAAGTCTCCCAGCCCTTGGCGGCGCCACTCGTTCTCTGGGAAGTTGTAAGCAATAATCTTTTGAATAAACTGCGTGAGTATGCCCTGCTTGTATGGTTTGAGTGATCCATCAACGGATTGACGAAATATCTTGTGGTGCTCCTGACCTAGTGAGTAGCTACCACCGCCATCACCTGAAGACATAACCAGAGGAGGAATAAGCATTCCACGCATAATGGCTTTGTTGTAATACTCAATGGCGTCTTTGAATATATTCATATCTCCCTGTGTCTGTATTGCCTCCAGGCTGTACTCCTCATCCTTGCGCCCCGGAAGGACGACGAAGCTTGAGTTATGAATTTTCTTGAACGTCTCAGCCATTGCCATATCGGCGCGCATCATCTTCTGCCCTGGGTTCAGCGGATCATCTCCACGCTGGTTCTGTTGCAGGACTGTGTCGTTAGGCGCAGCCCAGCCGACAAGAAGCGGTGTGCCCTTGCGGTCTGCGGCTATTATCCACATCTTTAGGAAGGCGTCTTTTGCGATCCAATTCTTGTACAGCGCTCTGAATCGGCTTCTGCCGTAGGGGCTGTCGAACTTTCCTGTGCTAGATCCGCGCAGGTGGATAACCTTATCCTTCGGTATTTTAACAGTGAGGTAAGTAAGATCAGCGGAAATCCTAATGGGATAAGGGTAGTCGCCAATGCTAGCATACAAATCAGGACGGAAGCCATCAAGGTCCCCATTTCTGATTCCATACACATAGGAGTTCATAAAGGTCTGATGGAATCTCTGGTATTGAAAAATGCCATCCGGTAGAACCTCACCATGTCGATTTACAGCAAACACCATAGTGAGCGGCGCATAGGTAATAAGCTTCTTCGGCAAGAATGCCGGTGCGCCATCAAAGTCTTTTTCGTATTTCCATATTTGCTCAGTCACACTAAAGCCAGACCACTCGGCTGAAAACATCTCGTCTAAATTCTCGTGCCAGCTGCCCTCCATTTGTTCTAGAGCTTTACGAACAAACGCCTGTATTTTCGGCACTGGGTGAATATAGTCCCCGAAGCGCGCGATCATGGCCAGGTTCATAAAGTTGACGCACGAGTTTAGCGTCTCGTCGGTGTCTAGCATACGCTTGAAGGTTTCCACTGACACGGTCGATGGGTTTGCAATAAACCTACTAAGTGAGCCATACAGCTGCGGCACAGCTGTGCCCATTTGCACTTGCTCTTGCTCTAGTCGCGTAAGCTCATCATATCGATTCTTAAGCTCTGTCTTGATATTTGGAGGTGTATCGTCCATCCAATCTAGCAGAGAACCCGTTTGTCTTGATGGCAGTGCTGACATCTGGCGCTCCTAAGGAAACAGTGTTTGCAGGACCTGTATAGAGTTCTTCAGTTGTACATAGGTCTTCTTGCCTAGCATTGTAATGTGGATCTCTATGTTTGAGTAGGCACCCGTTGTTGTGGGTATAGCAAGCAGCAGTGTGTCTGCGGCCAATATAAATATTTGAAAGAACCCAGCCCCTGGGTTGGTTAGAACAATCTGACCAAGGGACATATTTTTCGATAGGTAAGACCCATCGGAGTTCAGGAATAATGCCTCAATTTCAGATGCTGCAGCCAGGTCTATGGCTATGCCAGTCTTTGCATCGTTTAATCTTACGGAAAGGGTTTTGTCTTCTCCCTTTATTACCTGTGGGACTAATGACTTTTGAGGGTCTAAGCAGCTCATATTATCTCCTCTGAGGACACGGTCCCCTCTATAATGATCTCACCTTCAACAAGCCCAGTTATTGCCGCAGGCACTACGGCAGAAACAAGCACTGAAGAAATTGTATTTAGATTAGCAATAATTGAGTTAATCTCTGTAACATCTAGACCTAATTCGATTAAATAGTTAGAAAATGTAATTAGATCGCCATTTAGAGTTACTAGCTGATTTCCTAGAGTTACTATGCTTGTCGCTAACCCTACGTTTGATGCCTCTATTGATACAGCACTAGCCTCTACTGAAGTCGTAGCAGCCTGAAGGTCCGATACTACCCCTACGATTATGGTTGCACTAGAGTCGATACTAGAGGCCGAATTAGATATTATTAAAACTTGAGCCGAAAGATCAGAATTATGTGATCCGTAGGTCGTGTTTAATGAATTAAGAGTAGATAATAGAGCTGAAAGACTACCAAGGTATCCATTAAGTGTTGTTAAATATCCATTCATTACAGAAAGTGATCCGACAAAGGCCGTGTTACTAGATGCAAAATCTGCATTCTCGTTTGACAGTAAAGTTAACGAGTCTGACAGGTTTGTCAAATACCCACTAAGCGTTGTCAAGTAACCAGACATGTCTAAATTATTAGTTCCCATATTACCTAAATCAGAACTGAACTGACTCAAATATCCTGCCATTGTTACAAGGTCAGCAGCGTATGAAACATTCTCTGAATGAAACGAAGCTAGCTCCGTCGCCATTGTGGAAAGATTAGCAACAAGGCCTAAATGATCTTGGTGTATCGCTACCTCATCATTAGCCAATAAGACCTCAGTCGCTTGGATGTTTGTGGCAATCGTTTGATAAACCGACGGTAAGTCACCGCTTGCAAGCGCCACGACCGTCGAAACAACGGTGTTTGAATCTGTATTTGCAAACGCGTCTTTGGATCTAACTCCGATTGAATAGGTGCTACCTTTAACGAAGTATGTGCTTTGGTCCGCGAGCGTGAGTATTCTTTTGCTCGATGCTCCTGCCGGCGCAATGGTGACAAGATTTGAATTTTGAAATAAAGAAGATCCACTAACTACCCCTAAAGCTACAAATAGTTCATATTCAAATGGCG